TGGGGTCACAAGCAGTTAATGAGGGATGGGGGCCAGAAGGCGCAGATACTTACTCTATTTGGCTATATAAAGGAGGTGGAGATTGTCACCATAAATGGATGAGAGAAACTTATTTGAAGAAGTCAGACGCTAACTCACCACTTGCAAGAAAATACACACCTGGTGAAGTTAGAAAAGCTGGAGAAATTGTACCACTTACTGACAAAGATAAAAGTGGTAAACAAGTAAATGATAAGCGAGTATATCAAAGACCAACGGACATGCCTTATAACGGGTTTTTACCAACAAATAAACGATTCAACTAATGGCAGAAGCATTATTAATAGGAAAAGCAGATTTGCAAGCGTACACAGCATTAAATGGCAATGTTGACACGGATAAGGTAATACCATTCATAAAGATAGCTCAAGATATTTGGCTGTTGCAATACGTAGGCACTGACTTAATGACTAAAATTAAGAGTGATATAGCAGCAAGTACATTAACAGGTAACTATGCGACGCTTGTAAATACGTATTTAAAGCCGATGTTGATACATTTCACAATGGTTGAGTATTTACCATTCGCAGCTTATTCAATTTCTAATAAAGGACTTTATAAACATAGTTCTGAAAATACGGAAATTGTAAGTAAAGAAGAGGTTGATTATTTGATTGAGAAAGAAAGACGTATTGCTGAGAATTACGCACAAAGATTTTTAGATTACATGGTTGTAAATCAATCATTATTTAACGAATATTTAACAAATGGAAGTGGTGATGTATTCCCACAACATGGCAATTATTTATCAAATTGGTATATATGAAAAAAGAGGTATACAAACCTAAACAAAACAATATTATTAAATTAGAGTTATATCTTAAGAAGATAGAGAAAGATGGCAAACAAAAAGATAAGCGAGTTAACAGCGAAGGCTGCACAGTTACAGGACGATGATTTAGTGATGGTATCTGACTATAACGGTACGACATACGATACAAAGTCAGTTACAGGTGCTAATATAAGACCATTTAAAACTATCTTATTTACATTGTCACAAACAGGTACTAGTGCGCCAACTGTAGACTGGAGTTACGAAACAGAGGTTACTCAAACTTTTACCTTTGCAAGATCTGCTACAGGAGAGTATACATTAACAGCATCTAGTGCTTTATTTACAGCTAGTAAAACATTTATAAATATATCGGTAGGAGCTAGTGGGTCAGGAACAAATATAGGGGCATATAGAACATCTACAACAGTGATAACGTTTTACACTGCAGATAGTACAGCAGCTTCATTATTAGACTCGTTACTAGATGTTGCACAATTAGAAATTAAAATAATAAAATAGATATGAGTTTACCAAATTTAGACAGATTAGTTGCTACGAAAGGAACTAAATTAGTGAATGACACAACTGAAGTAACTGCTACAATTGCGGGTATTTTCGTGTTAGAAGATACGGTGTTTAACGCTATTAAAGTAGCTGGTTCAGATGTTAAGAGTACATACATTACTACTCCAGGAACTGCGGTAAAAGCTGGGGCATTGATTACAGGACAAGGTGTGTTATTTAGTGGTGTTGATTTAACAAGTGGTTCAGTTAACTTAATACTGGGTTAGTATGTTCTACGGATACGGGATAGTAAACAATCACGCACCAATTTTAAAGGCTACAGTAATGAAAATTGGAGCTGCAGTAAGCTCATTACTTACTGGGCTTTACGCTGTATATAAAGGTGAGTCAAATGCAAGCGATTCACTAGGTACATATAACGGAACAGCACAAGGTGGATTAACTTATAGCGGTGGTAAGAGCGGAAATGCTTTTACATTTAATGGCACTAATGCTTATGTTAGCCTACCTAATAACTCGCTGAACTTCACAACAGATTTTAGTATATCACTTTGGTTTTATGTGCAAATAACATCTAATCAAATGGCGTTAATTAATTCACATGATTATAACGGAAGCACGCAAAGTGGATGGGTATTAAACGCTAAGGGTTCTACAAGTGAATTAATTTTTGAGGTGTATACGGGTGGGGGTAGTTCTACTTCAAGATATTCTGTAAGTTTTAATACGTCTACGTATAATGGTCAATGGGTTAACATAGTGTTAACAAGAAAATTATCTACAAATACAAAAATATATATCAACGGAACATTACAAAGTGGAACATATTTGAATGGACTTGCAACCGACAACCCTACTTATGGAATAACTTGCAATGTTGAGATTGGAGCAGATTATCGAACGGGAGATGGATTACAGAACATCTGTATTAGTGGAGCAAAAATAGACGAAGTAAACGCATGGAACAAAGAATTAACATCAACAGAAGTAACAACATTATATAATAGTGGAGCTGGTAAGTTCTACCCAACATTTTAAATTATGACAAAAGTAAGACGATTAACACTAGAACAAAGGAACATCATTGTAGGTAAAGTATGGGGATTTCAAGGTCAATTATTCAATCCACAGCAAGATGCTAACGGGGTTTGGTTTATATCAAATGAAGAAGTAAACGGATGTACTTTACAACAAGCTGAGTCTATTCCATGTGATGCGTGGCTATTGACTCTTCCTGAAATTGATTATAATCCTGTAGTAACTGAAGGTCCATTCTAATGCAAGAAATAAGTAGTATATTAAATTCTAAATTATCTCCACTAATGATATTCATATTGGTGGTATTAGTAGTTGTATTATACTATTTTCATAAACCTATTTCTGCATGGTTTACTTCATTAATTAAACGTAAAGAGAGAGTACAGGATATTAAGTCTTTGAAGAGTCATGATATCTTTTCAACTTTGCAACGTGTAAAGCAAGAGGCAATGTTTCTTAAATTTTTCTCTCATGGAAAATATGACGAAACTAAATCTAGAATGTCTGCAGATTTTGTGAGGTTTAAATCCGATGTTTGTTACGACAAATTTCAATCGTTTTTAGATAATGATTTTAGCAAATTATCTAGTGATGAATTAAAGCATTTGATACTTTCTTCACTTTGGAATATGCACGCGAAATATGTAAATGAAATAAAAAACCATTGGCTGGAGAAGGGAATTAAACACGAAGATGTAAATTATGTAATAGAATTATTTGAGTCGTTTAGACATGGTGTTGTTATAGGTTTTCAGCATAGAGTTGAAGCTATATTTTCATGTGAACATTACGATAGTCATTTTAAAAAAATACTTGCTTGTTACAACATCTTTGCATTTGGAATTGATCTACTACCAAAAGATTTACAAGATACATTTGAAGCAATTAACGGAAAATTCGCAAACATAAAATATAATTGATATGAAATTAATCGACAGAATAAAAGCACCACGACCGCACTTTTGGGTGAAAGTTGGTAAAGTAGGTGTAGCATTTACAATTGTAGGTGGTGTATTAGTAACTCCACTTCCAATGGTAGGAGGTGTATTGCTTACAATCGGAGCAACAGTTAAGTCAATCTCTCATTTAGCTGTTGAGTAATGGACCAATTAACAATTGACAGGATAGCAACTGCACATCCTAAAATCAGAGAAGAGTTAAAGAATTATTATATCGAATGTAATAATAAGTTACCTAAGGGTGTTAGATTGCGTTTTGCGTACGTTTACCGAAGCGTAGAAGAACAAAACAAGCTATACAACCAAAGGCCTAAAGTAACGAACGCTAAAGGAGGGCAATCGATACATAATTATTCTTTAGCTTTTGATTACGTTATTATGTTAGACAAAGATAATAACGGAACTTTTGAAACAATTGAATGGAGTTTAGCGTCGCCATATCATAAAGTAGTAGTAGACTATTTTAAGTCTAAAGGGTATGAATGGGGAGGTGATTGGAAAAATTTTAAAGATTATCCACATTTTCAAAAAGCATTCGGTCACACATGGCAAACATTGAAAAACAAGCCTACATTTAAAGATACAAACGGAATATCTTATCCTATTTTGTAACTATATATCACTCTACTTTAAACGCAATCTTAACCGGTTGCGTTTTTTTTAACTTTATTTTATAAAATGTTATGATATTATAATAAATGTATTATATTTGTAAGGTATTAACAAATTAAAAACTAGAAATTATGATTGAATTAGTGTTAGGTGGTGCAATTTACTGGGTAATTAGCCACATTGAAGAAGAGCGTAAAATTAAAAAAAGATTAAAAGACGCTAAAAAGAAAGTTTTCCCTCAAGATTATCCACAATATTATACAAGTTTATAGTTATGTTTGTAGCAAAAATGATATTAGCGATTATAGTAATAACGATTACAATACTATTTATGTTATGACAAGTGAATTAGCAAGAAAGCTGAGTACAGAAACTCTTACAAATAGACTGCATAAACAGCCGTTTAACGTAACTATATTAAAAGAGTTAAACAAACGTGCGACAAAGGTACATAAATGCCAAATAGAGGGCTTAAAACGTATGGAATTAGAGGAGTTCCTACATTAATTCTTGTTGAAGAAGGTGAAATAATGAAACGAAATGTTGGATTAATATCCGAAAGAGAACTAATTGATTTTTTAAAAGATTAAAAAATGTTTAAAAAAGGAGATTATATAGTAACTTTAAGATATACTATAGGTACTGATTGCGCTAAAATGAATTTTATATTCAAACAACGGGAAAAAAGTGATCATATCAATCCTTGTTGTGATATTACTGGAAATAAAATTAATGGAAATTCAAGACTTACTTTCGATAAAAGGGATTGTTTGAAAGAATGGAGATATGCTACTTCTCATGAGATAAAAGAATACGATCGTTTGAATAAACCTTTTGATGTAACTGAATTAAAACCCGAAACCTATGAAATCTTTTAATTATAAAGGATTAAAATATCAACTTGTTGAATCTCATTTCTCAGATGAATTACCAAATACAACTTCCCAATTTCAGTATGAACAATTAATGTATTGTATTGAAATACAAGATTTTGATACATTATCGAATAGAATAATTAATGGTTTAAAATGGGGATGGTTAATAAATATAAAATTATGAAAGTAGGTGATAAAGTAAAAATAATTCAAAGAAAACGTGGTAATAATTCTGGGGTATCTCCTAAATGCTTTGAAAAAGATGGATTTGTTGGAGAAATTGGATATGTAGAAACAATACGTGGTAATTATATTCGAATTTATAAAGACAATGAAGATGGTAGTTCGACATATATGGGTTTATTCGATACAGATGATTATGAATTAATAACGGACAAACCAAATTACGAAATATTTTAAATTATGAAAACACCTACAATCGAAGAAGTAAAATTTTATTTCCGGAATGCTGAAAAAATTGAATGTAGAGTTTTATATCAATTTCATAAACCTGATTTAAATACGATTTATTTTAATGGATATAGTTATTATTGTACTAGACTTGATAAATCAAATAATATGTTAATTTGGGATAAAAGGAGAGGTTATTCTTCGATTATTTTTTCTAAACAAGAAACGTATGAAATTTTCTAAACCGGAAATTGCTAAATTTTTATCCACAACATCAAATGTGAAAGCATCTAAAGGTGAACTCTTGCAGTTTTTTAGATCACCTCAATTCCATCCCGAAGATGAAAATGAGGC